TGCGCTCATTTGAGTTTTTAAATGTCCAATAGCGGCCGCAGTTTCTGTAACTTGATCTGAAGGAAGTTGTCCTTGATATGTAAGAGCTGCAAATAATGTTTCTTGGTAGCCTCCATATAGCATATCTAATGCTACAGCATCGATTATGTATCCTACGTCACGTCTGCACTTGTCTTCGTCATAATCTAAACTAGGATAAGTGGTTGTAATAAAATTAATTACACTGTCTTGCAATGTTTTTTTAGTTGCTATTGTTGACAGTGTTTCGTAGGCTTGATCATAATCTCCAGGATTTTCAGCATACGCATATATATGATTGTTTCTATCAGCAAGGTAATGAGCACCGAATGGATTATCGCCTACTACTGCTGGATCTAATCCAAGGTGTTCTGCTCCTCTTTTGAATCTTATGTTTGCCCAAGGACTTGCACTTGCTCCCGGGCGTGGACGTATAATACTACGTCTAAATTCATCTCCCTTGATGGAAGTATTGTTAGGAACCTTTATAGGAAAGTGTTCGTAATAAACACCACTTTCTATTCTAATTGTAATTTCCGGGTATTCTGTGCCCGATGCTTGATATTCGCTATAAGGCACACCTGGAATTGGATTACCAAATTTTAATTGTTCATCGGTTACAAATTCGCCTTCTTCAACTCTAATAATAAGAGTATCATTATCTGCTCCAGCATTGACATTGTATTCTTCAATTATACCTACAGCACCACTAGTTTGTCCAATTACTCTGAACCCGCTCCTTAGTTCTGTTCTAGCATCTAGTTCACTAGATCCTTTAAAAACATTTATTGATTTAAAATCATCTACATCTGATATACTCACAATATAAGAACGCTGTTGTTCAACAGCACTATCATATGTAATCCACTTTTGATAAGGTCCAAGTCCTCTAGAAGCTCTGTTAATTACACGTTCTGCTTCACGACAGGCAGCGTTTATACTGGCAAATGCAGTACCAGGTGTTCGGCCTCTTTTAACACCAAAAAGATTATCGTCTCTTCCGTTAGGAGAAACATAAAGGACATTAGTTGATGTATTGAAAGGAGAACTTGCTACAAGATAGTAATCTGTACCGTCAGAATATTCTAAACTTTGTGTGCTAGGATTATATCTAAATAATCCACTTGTTGCTGCTGGCCTATCTTGATCACCTTGTAAGTAAACTTCTGTTAGATTGCCTTCTCTGTCAACTTTTATTTTGTCACCAAAAGCAGGTTTGCCTCCTGGTGTTTGGCTGTCGCCGATATAAAGTTGATCGTTTGTTGTATCGTATATGACTTCTCCTGTGAGGGGAGTAAAGCCTTCCCTATCTTCAGTAGGGCCTCGTCTTACAAGTATAGAACCAGTTTCTGGAGTGTCATCTGACATTAATCATCGTCCTCTATCAATGGACTATCAGGTCCATAAGTAACATTAGGATCGTATGATGCAGTTCCTAGCACAGGAATAGATCCGCCGTCAAAATAACTCTCAGGTATGCTTTGAAAATTGCCGCCGTCTATTTTTGCTACACGACTATTATAAATCATTACTATCTCACCAGCATCAACTGGTGGAATATTAAAGAAGTTATTTCTATCGAAAGGTGCGCCTCGTCTAATCATATACTATCCTTTAGTATATTTATCGGACTAGACGGGCGTGTAGATTATACCATTGCAATGCCGCTAGTTTGCGACATATATTGCTTTGCGATTTCTTCTTGAGTTTTTGCTACACAGCTAACTGAGTTAGCCTGTAGAACAAATTTGCCGTCTGGGTTTACACTAAACATAAACGGTGCTAAACCTAGTCCTTGTTGTTGAGCAATAAGTACCATTGGCTTTTTTAGTGTGTAAGATTTATCATCTTCTTTCTCTAAGCGAGCAACAATTTCCTCACCTGATGAAAGTTTAAACGATACTGTGTCACCTTCTTTGTATGGTGCTTCAATTAACATTATAGTGTATGTCCTGTGCCTGTGTAACCTGTTTCTTCTAAATAGGTACCAAATTTATCATACCCACCAATGTTCTCGCCGTTAATACGTATCTGTGGAACAGTGCGAGCACCTGGGAAGTTTTCTAATAGTTCTTCTTTTGTGTAGTCAGTGCCAAGTGACTTATATGTGTAATCTAAACCACGCTGTTCGCAAAGAGCTTTTGCTTTATCGCAGAATGGACACATTGGCTTTCCGTAAATTTCAATCATAAACTGAATCCTTTAAGTGAATCTTTATCAACGTCTTGTTTAATGCCGCCGATGATGTACGACTCTACTTCTGTTTCTTGTGGTGCAACTTGTAGTCCTGAACTTGACAACCAGTGTTGTGTCCACGGTAGTGGATTTGTATTTACTGGTGCGTCAAAGATAGCATTCATACCAAGTGCTTTTAGTCGACGGTTAGCAATATACTCTACATACTGATGTAAAAGTGTATCGTTCAAACCAATCATACTACCATCTTTAAACAAGTAGTTTGCCCAATCCTTTTCTTCTTCAACACAAGTGCGCCATAAGTCATAAACTTCTTCTTCGCACTCTTTAGCAATACTAACCATTTCTGGATCGTCTTTGCCGTTAGCCCAATTCTTTAAAATATGTGTGCTCAATGCTAGATGCTGTGCTTCGTCTCTAGCAATAAGTGAAATAATCTTTGCACTACCTTCCATTAGTTTTAGCTCGCCAAATGCAAACGTACAAGCAAATGACACATAGAAGCGTAATCCTTCTAGAATGTTTACTGTTTGCATCGCAAGATACAACTTCTTTTTAACATTACGCAAGTTACCTTCTTTACGATGGAAATATGCATCGGCTGCTTCGTTAAATGCATCATAATGTTTAGTAACACTTTCTGCACGAGCAATAATTTTCTCATCGTCTAGAATAGTGTCAAACACTTCTGCAGGGTCAGCATACACATTCTTCATAATATGTGTGTAGCTACGTGAATGGATTGTTTCAAAAAAGTCCCAAGTAACAATACATCCTTCTAGTTCAGGAAGTGAAACATGCGGCAAAAATGCTAGGCATGGCCCGCGTCCTTGGACACTGTCAAGTAGTGTTTGATATTTCAAATTACTTGTGAAAATATGTTTTTGTTCTGGACGAAAGTTAGCAAAGTCAGCACGATCTTTTTGTAGACTTACTTCTTCAGGTCTCCAAAAATAACCAAGCATTGTTTGGTTAAGTTTATCGAACACAGGAAACTTAAATGTATCGTAACGCTGTGTGTTTTGATCTTCGCCAAAAAACATTGGCTGTTTAGTAAAGTCTACTTTTTCTTTATTGAATACTGTTTTCGACATTTTAACTTCCTTATCTACTATGCTATAATACTTTCAAATGCAGTGCTTGTCAACCTTAAATTGCACAAGCCTCGCACTCTTCACCATTTTCATCAACCAAACTTGGTTGTAATTCTTGTTGTGGCTTTTCTTCTTCAATCTCACTTGGGTCAGTTTTATAGTCATAAGTATTTTGATAGTAAGAAGTTTTCCATCCCATTTTATATGTTGTAAGCAAATCTTTAATCATTACACTCATCGGAACTTCATTGTCCTCATAGTGTGTTGGATTGTAACTCCAGTTACCACTAATCGCTTGATCAAAGAATTTTTGCATCACTGCTACTGTATTGATATAACCTTCGTTATTTGGCATATCCCATAGCAACGTATAGTGATTCTTTAGAGTCTGATACTGTGGAACAATCTGCTTAAGAGGCCCTTTCTTTGACTTCTTAACGGACAAGTAGCCTCTAGGTGGCTCAATTCCGTTTGTTGCGTTCGACACAACGGAACTGCTTTCCGATGGCATTTGTGCGGACAACGTTGAGTGCCTGAGCCCGTGTTCCTTGATGTCATTGCGGAGACTATCCCAATCATAATTTAACTCGTTTGCTACAATACTATCAACATCCTTCTTATATGTGTCGATAGGAAGAATGCCGTCACTATATTTAGTACGGTTAAAGTACTCACAGGCGCCACGTTCTTTAGCAAGTGTGTTGCTTGCTTTTAACAAGTAGTATTGGAATGCTTCTGATAGGTCATGCACTAGTTTCCATGCTTGGGGATCGTTATATTGAACTTTTTGTCTTGCTAAGAAGTGTGCTAGTCCAATATAGCCTACACCTAGTGAACGTCTTGCTTTAGTAGACTTTTCAGCAGCCACAATTGGATAACGCTGATAATCAATAATTTCTTCTAATGCTCTTACAGCTAGATCACATAGTTCTTCTAAGTCGTCTAGTTCTTTGATTAAACCTACGTTAATGGCACTTAGAATACATAGTGCTATTTCACCTTCTGGATCATCAATGTGTTGTAGAGGCTTAGTAGGCAATGTAATTTCTTGACACAAGTTACTCATGTAAACTGTATCTTTAAATGAACTGTGCGTGTTTGCATGATCCACATTCATGATGTAGATACGTCCTGTTTCTGCACGTTCTTTAACTAGTGCAGAAAATAGTTCCATTGCAGGAATTTTTTTCTTTTTAATACTTGTAGCACGTTCGTACTTTTCGTATAGCTCTTTAAACTTGTCTGCATCGCCAAAGTACGCTTCGTACAGTCCTGGTACATCATGTGGCGAGAAAAGAGTTATATCTTCGCCGCTCAATAATCTTTCATACATAGTTTTGTTAAGCTGAATTGAATAGTCTAGCTTACGCACACGATTGTCTTCTGTGCCTTTGTTATTTTTTAGCACAAGAATATCTTCAATCTCTTGATGCCAAAACGGGAAATGTACAGTTGCACTGCCGCCACGTACACCATTTTGTGTGCAACATCTTACTGTGCTTTCAAACTTCTTAAGGAATGGAATGATTCCTGTGTGTGCTACTTCCCCGCCTCTGATCTTAGAGTTTACACCGCGGATTCGTCCTGAGTTGATTCCGATGCCTGCTCTTTGCGCTGTGTATCTACCAATTGACATATCACTTGCGAAGATACTATCAAGGGTATCGTCACTGTCAACAAGGACACACGAAGCAAACTGTCTAATAGGTGTACGGACACCGGCCATGACTGGCGTTGGGATATTGACTTTAAAAAGCGAGGTCGCATCGTAGTATCTCCTTACGTAGTGCATACGTGTTTCTTTAGGATAGTTATGGAACAATGTTGCCGCAATCATCATGTACATAAATTGAGGAGTTTCAAAAATTTCACCAGAAGAACGATCCTGTACAAGATACTTGTCAACTACTTGTCGCATGCCTGCGTAGGTAAAGTTTTCGTCACGCTTGTGATGAATATAACTATCCATACGAGCAATTTCTTCTTCTGTATAAGCATCAAGAATAGCAGAGTCATATACACCACGTTCAATATTTGCTTTGATAATTTCAATAAACGGCATTGCTAAGAACTGTCCAAATACTTGTTTGTATAGTCCATATGTTAATAGTCTTGCAGCCGCATACTGATAGTTAGGATTGTCTAAAGAAATAAGATCGTTCGCTGAACGTACCATTATCTCTTGGATTTCATCTGTACTCATACCATCGTAAAACTGTAGATTAGCATTCATTTCAATCTGACTAGCACTAACTCCAGCTAACCCTTCACAGGCATGCATAACAACCTTGTGAATCTTATTAATATTAATTGGTTCTTTAGTACCGTTTCGTTTAACGATGTGAATACCGTTTGACATGTATGACTCCTGTTCTTTTTTCTAATTAATTTGTTTTCTGTTATAGAGGTATTTATTGAAGCTCTGGCATGTGATAGACTGTTTGCGAATATAGAGCATCTGGTAATTCCTCTCTTGAAACGACTTCGCCTTCGTATCCGACAACTGTGTCATCTACAAATAGAAGGTAATGCGTTTCTGATTTTTTATTGTTTCTACAGTTATGTATCTCGAAGTTTGACCCTTTAAACCTATCAGTTAACTGTAAGGAATAACACATTCCTAATACGATTCCAAACTCACAGTATTGGTTCTCTTCAAGAAGCTCCCAGGGGTTAGCCCAGGTACTCTTATCCCATGGATCACAACTAATTCTTGTCGGCGGGGCGTCTTTGTAAAAGTCTAAAACTTGCCGAAACGGATCTTCAGAATCTTCTAATGATTCTCTAAAAGTTTTCCAGTCTGCTAGTTGTTCTTCAAAATTTTTCGTAAACATTATGACCTTGACGATAGAGTAAATGTAATTGTTGGTAATGTTACTGTAGATTCTGACGTACCATTATATATTTCTATATAAGCAGTATCAATGTCGCCATCTGCTACATCACCACTTGTTATATTAACAAGTTTTCCTCTAAATGTCAAGTTATTTCCGGTACCAACCAGACTATCATCTTGTCCAATAAATTCGTATTCGTCCGATACACATATCTTTTCATTATCTCTGTCAATTAAAACACTAAGGGTGCCGTGTCTTACACCATCAGCATTGATAGATTTGTATGTATATGGAATTTCAAACGTTCTTGTTTGATTCGCTGGAAGACGCCAGCATGTTACCCAGTTGCCATTACTTCCAATAGGATTAACTGTATGCATGTGACTATGAGTGTAGTTAAATACACCTTCAACTTCAGGCAGGTATTTTGGACCACTTACATCAGCAAGATAGTTACTGCTATTTGCATCATTAACATTTACAAATTCTGAACTATAACTTAAATCTTGTGTTCTCTCAAACCAGTCATCTATAGTGTTATTACCAGTTTCATCAAACTTAATTACGCTAGTTATAACATCAGATGTTCCGCCGCC